CAGGAGTGTACGAACGAACACAGGGCGAGGAGTTGAAACGACGGCTCGCCGCGATCAAGGCCGCCCAGGCCGCTCCGCTATCAGCAAAGGAAGCCACGAGCCTCAAGCTGATCGCCGACCTGCCGGAGCCGCGCGTCGTGCTCTTCTCCGGCGGCCGCGACTCGACCATCGTCGCCCACCTCGCCGCCCGCCTCGGGTCAGTCCGGCTGCTCTACTGCGACACGGGCCTTTCCTCGCCGGGGGCCAGGGCCCGGGTGGATGAACTGGCCCACCTGCTCGCCATGCCTCTGACCGTCGCCGTCCCCGCCGTCCCTGCTTTTGAGATGTGGGCCCGCTTCGGACACTTCCCGATCGGTCCCAAACGCGGGCACACCTACCTCAAACAGGCGGTACCTGGACTGCGGACCTCGCCGGTTCAATGCTGCTACCGGCTGAAGGAGGCCCCCGCCCGGGCCGCGCTGCGGAAGCTCGCCGCCGGCTGCTTGCTCTGGGGCAACCGCGCCGCCGACAGCAACCGCCGCAAGCTAGCTCTGGCTGACTACGGCCTCGTTCAGCGCACGAAGCGCTGGCCCTGCCCCTCCGCCGAGCCGATCGCCTTCTGGACTGACGCCGACGTCGCTGCCTTCCTGGGCTCGAGCCTGCCCTGGATCAGATGGGAGGCGAAGGCAGAGACGGGGTGCCGCTGCTGCTGCACCGACCTCGCCCGGCCCGACAACCAGCTCTCCCGCCTCTTCCTCTCCGACCGGCGCGCCTTCGACGATGCGATCCGCTCCGGCCTCGGCGCCGAGATCCTCCGGGCCAACGGCGACCAGATCGACGTCGAGCAGGCCCTCGCGGTCAACCCGCTCCTCTTCCTGCGGCTCCGGCCCGCCGGCAGCAAGCGTTGACCGAGCCAGTCCCGACCGGATCGGCGTGGCGGCTACTGGACCACCTGCGCCCACGCCCCCGCCTGACCGTCTCGGAGTGGGCGGGCCTCTACCGTGTGATCCCCGACGGGACGAGCCCGGAGCCCGGGCCATGGAGGAATGACCGCGCCCCGTACCTTCAGGGCATCATGGACGCCCTGACCGACCCGGAGATCGAGACCATCGTGGTCATGATCGCCTCGCAGCTCGGGAAGTCGGAGGCCCTGCTCAACATCCTCGGGTACTTCGTGGACCAGGACCCCTCGCCCGTGCTGATGGTCCAGCCCACGATCGAGACCATGGAGTCATTCAGCAAGGAGCGGATCGATCCCACATTCCGGGCAACCCGGGCCCTCCGCGGCAAGCTGGAGACCGGCAAGGACGACCGGGGCAACAGCCGGAAGTCGGCCCAGACCATCCGGCTGAAGCAGTTTCCGGGCGGGTACCTCGCCATGGCCGGGGCCAACGCCCCGGCAGGCTTGGCATCCCGACCGATCCGCGTGGTCCTCTTCGACGAGCTCGACCGCTTCCCGCCGACCGCCGGGACCGAGGGAGACCCGGTCAAGCTGGCCGTACAGAGGACGTCGAACTTCCGCAACCGGAAGATCCTGATGGTCTCGACCCCCACCATCGACGGGGTGTCGAAAATCCAGGAGTGGTACCTGCTCGGCGACCAGCGGCAGTACCTGGTCCCGTGCCCGCACTGCGGGATCATGCAGGTGCTGCTCTGGGAGCACCTCTGCTACAAGAACGAGGCCGGGGAGCGGGACTTCGGGCAAGTGCACTACCTCTGCGCCGAGTGCGGCCAGCGGATCGAGGAGCGGCACAAGCCAGCCATGGTCGCCGCCGGGCAGTGGGTGCCGCAGAAGCCAGGCGGCAAGATCGCCAGCTTCGGCGACCTGTCGGCGCTCTACTCGCGCTGGACGACGTGGGAGGAGCTGGCCCTGCAGTGGTGCACGGCTCAGGACGCACGGGACAGGGCCGGTCTGCAGGAGTTCGTGAACCTCCGGCTCGGGCAGCCCTGGGTCGAACACCAGCAGGTCATCCACGTCGAGTACCTCGAGCGGCGCCGGGAGTACTATGGGCCGACGCTGCCCGCGGGCGTGGTCCTCCTGACCGCCGGGGTGGACGTCCAGGATGACCGGCTCGAGGTCGAGGTCGTCGGCTGGGGAGCGGGCAGGCAGAGCTGGGGGGTGCAGTACCTCCGGCTCGAGGGGGACCCCCTGCAGCCTTTCGTCTGGCAGCTCCTCGACAGCCACCTCGCCGGGAGCTGGGAGACTGCGGACGGTCGGCGGCTCGGGATCGTCACGACCGCCGTGGACTCGGGCGGGCACTGCACCGCGGAGGTCTACGCCTACTGCCGGCAGCGGGAGGCCCGGCGCGTGTGGGCCATCAAGGGCAAGGGCGGGCCGGGGTTGCCGTCCGTGAGCAAGCCGACCCGCGGCAACCGCTTCGGGGCCGCACTCTTCACCGTGGCCGTCGACGAGTTCAAGGGCAATCTGCTAGCCAGGTTGCTCGTCGACAACCCGGGCCCCGGGCACTGCCACTTTCCCCGGGAACCGGAGCGAGGGTACGACGCTGCTTATTTCGCCGGCCTGCTCAGCGAGAAGCGGGTCGTCATCCAGCGCGGTGGCGTCAAGAAGGTCGAATGGAAGAAGGTCAAGGACCGCAACGAGCCCTTGGACTGCCGGGTGTACGCCAGCGCCGCCTTGGAGATCCTCGCCCCGAACCTGGACCAGCTCGCGGCCCAGGTCGCCCAGGCCGCGCAGACCGGCGCCGCCCCTCGTCCGTCCGCTCCTCGTGGGCGCCGCATCCTCTCGAAAGGAGTGGCCATTTGACATTTTGTCGCAGGTCGTCTGCCATCCTGTCACTTTTCTGTTGACATCCTGTCACCAGGGGGCTAGCGTCTAGGTATCCTCCGAGACGTGTAAGGACACCCCAACATGCCGATCTGGACTCTCGCAGAGGCGCAGGCCGCGCTAGCGGCTTGGCTCGCCGCCGATCTCGCGCTGGCGAGCGGCCAGAGCGCCACTGTGGGCGGGGTCTCGATCTCCCGGGCCAACGCAGCGGACGTGACGAAGCGGATCGCCTTCTGGCGCTCCGAGGTCGAGCGGCTCGAAGCGGGCCGCGGTCCGGGCGTGCGCGTGGTTCGCGTGACCCCGAGGGACCTGTGAGCCGGGGGCTTGTACGCCGCGCCCTGCGGCGGCTGGCCACCTTCTCCCCGCTCGCCTCGGGCTACGGGCAGCATGGCGCCAGCTATGGGAAGAAGTCGCTCCTCGGCTGGCTGTTCTCGGGAGGGAGCCCCGATGAGGACATCGTCGAGCACGTCGACGTCCTCCGGGAGCGGTCCCGTGACCTCTACATGGGGACCCCGCTGGCCACCGGTGCGGTCAAGGTGCTCGTGAAGAACACCGTCGGCGTGGGGCTGCAACTCAGCCCGCAGATCGACGCCGAGGCCCTCGGTCTCGACGACGACGCGGCCGACGCATGGGAGGCGCAGGTCAGCCGGGAGTGGAAGCTCTGGGCCGGCGCACAGCATTGCGACGCCGCGAGGACCTGCAACTTCAACCAGCTCCAGTCGCTGGCCTTCCTGTCCGTGCTGCTGAGTGGTGATGCTTTCGTGGTGCTTCCGACCATCCGCCGGCGCGGCAGCATCTACGACCTGCGGGTGCAGCTCCTCGAGGCCGACCGGGTCTGCGACCCCTCTCCGCTGGACCCGGCGCTCAACGTCTTGCAGGGAGTGGAGGTCGGGACCTACGGCGAGCCCGTGGCCTACTATGTGGCCAAGAACCACCCACTGGCGACCAGGTTCTCTGTCGACCCCATGCAGGCGTGGAAGCGGGTGCCGGCCTTCGGGAGCCAGAGCGGACGCCGCAACATCCTGCACCTGCTGATCCAGGAGCGGCCGGAGCAGCGACGGGGAGCCCCGCTGCTCGCCCCGGTCATCGAGTCGCTGAAGCAGCTCGGGCGCTACTCGGAGGCCGAACTGGCCGCGGCTGTGATCAGCGGGATGCTCACCGTCTTCGTGAAGTCGGACAAGGGGGAGCCGATCCCGATCGGGCAGGGGATCCCGGAAGAGGAGCGGGTCGACACCGCCACCGACGCGCTCGAGCTGGGCAACGGCTCCGTGCTCGGCCTCGGCCCGGGCGAGAGCATCGAGACCGTCAACCCGAGCCGCCCGAACACGGCCTTTGACGGCTTCGTCCGATCGATCTGCGTCCCGATCGGTGCGGCGCTCGAGATCCCCTATGAGATCCTGCTGCAGCACTTCACCAGCAGCTACACGGCCGCCAGGGCCAGCTTCGTGGAGTTCTGGAAGGCAGTGAGGACGAGGAGAGCTTGGCTGGCCGCCAGCTTCTGTCAGCCGATCTACGAAGAGTGGCTGGCCGAAGCAGTCGCAAAGGGTCGCGTGAGTGCCCCCGGCTTCTTCGAGGACCTGGCCATCCGTGCCGCCTGGTCTGCCGCCGAATGGAACGGACCCGCGCAGGGCCAGATCAACGAGAAGGTCGAGGCGGGCGCGGCAAACGATCGGGTGCAGTTCGGGTTCAGCACGGCCACCCGGGAGACGGCCGAGCTGACCGGTGGCAACTGGGACCAGATCCAGAGGGCGAGACGCCGCGAGCTGGCCAAGCAGGCGCAGACGCAGACGCAGCAGACCACGCAAGAGCCGGCCTACGGCGCCGAGGATTGACCATGCAGAAGTTCTGGGCATTCAAGCCGACGGCCGGGGCGTCGAACGAACTCGACCTCGTGGTCTACGGATTCATCGAGGAATCCGCCGGATGGGACGACGAGGTTGGGGCCAAGCAGTTCCGGCAGGAGCTCGACGCCGCCGGCTTCGTGAGCCGGATCAACGTGCGGATCAACTCGGGCGGTGGCGACGCCTTCGCCGGGATCGCGATCCACGGCATGCTGAAGGCCCACCCAGCCGAGGTGGTCGTGACCGTCGAGGGGCTCGCCGCCTCCGCCGCCTCGCTGATCGCGATGGCTGGCGACCGGGTCATCATGGCCCGCGGGTCGATGCTCATGATCCACAACCCCATGGTCTTGGCCATGGGTGAGGCCGAGGATCTCCGCAAGACCGCCGACGTGCTCGACAAGCTCCGGGACGGGCTGATCCCGATCTACCAGGCCAAGACGGGCAAGACCGCCGAGGAACTCACCGCCCTGCTCGACGCCGAGACCTGGCTGACCGCGGAGGAGGCCGTGGCCCAGGGCTTCGCGGACGAGGTCGCCGGCTCCGTCGAGGTGGTCGCCCGCGGGGACCAGGTCTTCTTCGCCTCGGTCGGCTTCCCCCGCCGGGCCGTGCCCGCGGAGGCGAACGCAAAGGACCCCGAGCCGGAGCAGGAGCCCGAGCCCGAGCCGATCACCCGGGAGACGCTGGCGGCTCGGTCGCCGGACCTGCTCGCGGCCCTGCTCGACGAGGGCGCCCGGGCCGAGCGCTCCCGGCTGCAGGCGATCGACGAGGTCGCCCTCCCGGGTCATGAGGCACTGGTCGCCCGGGCCCGCTACGAGGAGCCGATCACCGCCGAGGCCCTGGCCCTGGCCATCATCCGGGCCGAGCGCGAGCACCGGACCGAGCACTTGGCCGCCGTGGCCGCCGATGCCCACGAGACCGAAGTCGACGCGGCGCCGCTGGCCGCACCAACTGCAAAAGAAGAGGAAGACCGAGCCGTCCGGCTGATCGTCGGCGACGGTAGGAGGCACCGATGAGCGAGACTTTTTCCTACGAGAACCTGATCGCCGGCAGCCAGCACCCCATCGTCTCCGGCCCGATCACGATCGAGCTGGGCCAGGTGCTCGAGCGGGGCGACCTGATCGCCCGCGAGCTGCGCGGCACCCCGGTCGGCCGCGCCGACGTGGGGAACACCGGCGACGGCACGATCTCCAACGAGGCCCTGACCGCGGATTCCGAGGTCGGGACCTACACCGCGACATGCATCGACGTCGGGACGCCGGCCATCTTCTCGGTCTTCGACCCCCACGGCTTCCGCCTCGAGGATGCGACCGCCGAGCAGAGCTACAGCTGCCGGATCAACTTCCTTATCGAGGCCTACGGCACCCCGTTCGCCCTCGGCGACACCTTCACCGTGACCGTGCCCGAGGGCTCGCTCGAAGGCAAGGCCGCCAGCCTGGTCGCCCTGGACGGCGGTGCGGAGCCCTTCGCCATCCTGGCCGAGGACGTCGACGCGACCCTCGCGGCGACGCCGGCCAACTGCTACCGCGAGGGCGAGTTC